CTGACGCAACATCTAAGGTAGCAGCAGAAGCTGCTCTTAGAGTATCAGGCGATGCAGCCTCAGTAGCGACAGCAGCAGCTGACGCAACATCTAAGGCCAATGCAGCTCAGGCAGCAGCAGAAGTCACAGCAGCAAATGCTGTAAACGCATTAGCACAAGGAACTTCAAGATTCTCAGAAGTAAATATAAGCAACACAACTTCACAGAAAGCAACAAAGGCAACATTAACATCTGCTGGAAATGCAGTAGCTACAAGCTGGCTAAAAGCAGATTTCCCAACAGCTAAATTAATTGTTAAATTTGAAACTGCAACACATACTCAGGTTTCAGAAGTTCTTCTTTCATCAGATGCTTCAAACAACATAGCAATCACAGAGTATGCTTCAGTCGGTACAAATGGAGATCTGGGAACAACCTCAGCTTCATATGGACAAGGATACATCAATGTTGATGTTATCACAGTAAATCCAAATACTACAGTAACAGTAATGGCAACATTAATTAAGTAATTAAATAAAAGGTATGGGGTCCTTCCAAAACCCCACAAAAACAATTAGGGGATATGTGAACTTAAATGGCAACAGTAAATAAAAACTTTAAAGTAAAGAACGGGTTAAACGTAGCAGGCACTGCAACGTTTGATTCTAATATTGTATTAGGAACAGCCCCACTATCTTTTGATGCAGCAACAAGTAGGCTACAAGTCCAGATCAATGGAACTTGGCAGCCTATAGCTTTGTATTCAGAAATTCCAAATGAGAACACAATGTTGTCATTTATGGATGTTGGACTAGCCATTGACTATAATGGTCAGCCAACCTATATCATTCAGGCAAATGGAGTAACACCATCAGGAACAAGTAAATATGTTCTTGGAGGGGACCCTTCAACTACTGAATTTGGAATGACTTTTGATTCAGGAGCATTAGTAGCATGATGCTAAATTGTAATGGTTTAAATGCTATAATTTCAATATATCAAATTAAAGGGGTGGCATAATGTCAACAGTAAGAATTCAAGTACGTAGAGGTTTATCTTCAGAATGGACCGCAGCAAATCCAGTATTGGCTGCAGGTGAAATGGGTGTTGAAACAAACACAAACAAATTTAAATTTGGTAATGGAACAGATGCATGGACTGCTCTTTCCTATGCGGCTTCAGATGCTGCAGCAATTGGTGAAATTTCCCAAGATGCTATCAATCAAGCACTATCAGTAGGAGCAGGATTAACAAAGACTTATAATGATGGCGCAAATACAATTACTGTAACTGTAGATACAGATGTAGTTTCAACTAAAACATTTGCTATTGCAGAAGCAACATCAAAAGCAGCCGCAGCACAAGCAGCAGCAGCATCCTATACAGATACTGCAGTTAGTGGAATAAATAACTCACTTACAGATTATTTAGAGGTTGCAGATAGAGGAGTAGCCAATGGAGTTGCTTCATTAAATAATTTAGGTAAGGTCCCAGAGGCACAATTAAATTTACAATCACTTTCAACAAACGTAATTACTAGTGGTAACGTAACAGCAGAAAATGTAACAGTAAATGCTAATTTAATTGTTAATGGTACAACAACAACATTAAATACTCAAAATGTTTCTATAGAAGATACACTTCTATATATTGCTGAAAATAATAATTCAAGCTCATTAGATTTAGGCTTTGTAGCTGGACATAACACTGGTGTATATAACCATACAGGACTAGTAAGAGATGCTTCTGATAATAAATGGAAGCTTTTCAAAGATGTTACAGACGAACCAACAACAACAATAAATTTTGCTCAAGCTAATTTAGATAATTTAGCATTATTTAACTTAGATTCAAATGCAATTCAGGCAGTTTCAATTACAGCAACTGGAACCGCAGCATTGCCAAATAGTTCAATTACAACCGCAAATATTCAAAGCCAAGCAGTTACAGCAGAGAAGCTTGCAACAGATTCAGTTGAAACAGCAAAAATTAAAAATGGTGCCGTTACTGGAGCAAAATTAGAAGATATGACAGTTACAGCAGCTAAGCTTGGAGCTTATGCAGTTACTAGCGGTAAAATTGAAGATGGTTCAGTTATTACAGGAAAGCTTGGAGCAGCATCAGTTACAGAAGATAAAATTGCAACAAATGCAATTACTGAACCTAAAATTGCAGCAGGTGCAGTTGTTGAAACAAAACTTGCATCAGGATCAGTAACATTAGCAAAGCTTGCAAGCGCTTCAGTTGATTCATCAAAGCTTGCAGCAGGATCAGTAACTTCTGCTAAAATTGCAGACAATTCAATTGTATTAGCTCACATGACAGATAACTCTGTTGGAACTGTTGAAATTGTTGACTCAGCAATTACTGAGGCAAAACTTGCCGCAGCAGCAGTTGGCTCTACTAAAATTGCAACAGGCGCTGTATCAAATGCACATATTGCAGCGGAAGCAGCAATTGCAACATCAAAGATCTCAGGTCTTGATACAGCACTTGGATTACGGGCCCCACTTGCTTCACCAACATTTACAGGAACAGTAGTTCTTCCAAGTACAACATCAATTGGAAATGTTTCCTCAACAGAGCTTGGATACGTAGATGGAGTTACATCTCCTATACAGACACAGCTTGCAGCAGGTACAACTGCTCTTGCAAATCACGAAGCAGATACAACAAACATTCACGGAATTTCAGATACTTCACTTCTAGCAACTACAGCAAATGTTGCTACTGCTAAATCAGAAGCTATTACAGCAGCAGGTACTGCAGCAGATACAAAGGTATCTACAGCAGTGGCAGCACTTACAAAGTCTTCAGTAGGCCTTGCAAATGTTGATAATACAGCCGATACAGCAAAGCCAGTATCTACAGCACAGGCTACAGCAATAGCAACTGCTAAATCAGAAGCAATTGCATCTGCAACAGCATCAGTCACAGCAGTTATAAATGGTGCACCAGCAGCATTTGATACACTTAAAGAAATTGCAGATTATATTGCAACAGATCAAAGTGCTGGTTCAGCATTAACTGCATCAGTTGCAACTAAAGCTCCTCTTGCCTCACCAACATTTACTGGAACAGTAACAGTTGGAGCAGCAGGGATTGTATTCTCTGATGGAACACAAACACGAGCAGCAGTTCCTTCTATAACAACATTTGCATCATCTTTTGCAGCATCAGCAACACTTGCAGCAGGAGAACAAGATAAATTTGTACCAGTAGATGGAGCAGTAGTTATTACTCTTCCTGCAACAGGATATTCAACTGGACAGTCAATTGATTTCTACCAGGCTTCAGGCACAGGAGCATCATTTGCTTCAACAAACTCCGTAGTAGGAACACCAGGACTTAAGTTTAGAACTACAAACTCAGTTGTAACAGCAATGAAAACTTCAAGCGGATGGTTGGTCTTTGGAGACCTATCAGCGTAATCGGATTAAAGGAGAATATATAAATGTCAAAACAAGCAGGTAGAATGAGCCAAGGAGCTAATGACTTCTTAGCTCCGTATGCTCCAACAATTGGTACAGCAACAAATGTAGGCTCAAGTAGAGCTTTCAATAATGGACGGGCAGATGTAACTTTTACAGCTGACTCAAGAAATGCTGCAGATTCATTTACTGTTACCTCTTCTCCAGGAAACTTTCTTGGAACTGGGGCATCATCTCCAATTTCAGTTACAGGCCTTCAGTCAGGAGTTGCTTACACATTTACAGTAACCGCAACAAATGCAGCAGGAACATCAGCTCCATCTGAAGCATCTAATTCTGTTACAGCTACAACTGTACCTCAAGATCCACAAAGTGCAACTGCAACTGCAGGAATTAATCAAAACACTATTTCTTGGACAGCTCCAAATAATGGTGGATCAGCAATAACAAATTATTATATTGTTGGAAATGATGGAACATCTGGTAACACAGCATCTACATCAATAGTAATTGCAGATACTGCTAATACTTCTCAATATTATAATATTTATGCAGATAACGCTAATGGTAGATCAATTGCTTCAGGTAATACAGCCACTATTACAACTCTAGCACCGTTCTTCCCACCGTTCTTCCCACCGTTCTTCCCACCGAGCTTCTTTGCTCCACCGTTCTTCCCACCGTTCTTCCCACCGAGCTTCTTTGCTCCACCGTTCTTCCCACCGTTCTTCCCACCGAGCTTCTTTGCTCCACCGAGCTTTTTTGCTCCACCGTTCTTCCCACCGTTCTTCCCACCGAGCTTCTTTGCCCCACCAAGCTTCTTTGCTCCACCAGGATTCTGGTTTGCCCCACCAAGCTTCTTTGCTCCACCAGGATTTAAGGGCAAGTGTTTATCACCAGACTCAGTAATATTTACTGCAGATGGATGGGTACAAGCTAAAAATATTAAAGTTGGAGATGCAATATTAACTATTGACGGAAGTCATATTAATCTTGAATCAATAACTTCAAATAAAATTTCTGAATCACTTCCAGAAAATGTTAAATTTACAGATGGTCAAGTTGTTTCTGTTACAGAAAAAACTTCAACATTAATAGGATTTAATTACAGAGGAAAAGATTACTCAATTACTCAGCCAATATTTGTAAAAACCCCAGAAGGAATTACTTATAAAAATGCTGGAGAAATTGAAATAGGAGAAATAATCCTACATGTTGATTCTGAAGGATCAGTATCAGAGGTTCCAGTAACTTCAATAGAAAAGGATGAAGCAGAATCAACTGTTTATGATGTTAGAACATCTCCACAGCCATGGTTTATAGTTAATTCCTTTATAGCAATAGCATAAATATCTATAAAAGAGGGGTGGCCTACAAGCTGCCCCTCTTTTGCTATTGTCTTTGTAAATTCAAAATGATACAATAAAGGTATGACTACTACAAACAGCCCATATGGATTTTCATCAAAAGAAGAACTTTTCCCAGGAGTCTGGGTATATAGAGATGTAATTAAAAAAGAATTAAATGTAATAGATAGACTTAACTCAATTGGAGAAGCATCTATCAGAGACAATGAATCAAGATTTAGTTGGACTTTTGGATTTGTTGGATACAGCGAAAAAAGACCTTCATACAGAGATTGTGAAGATATTAAAGTTGGAGAAATAAATAATCCAACAAATGAAACTCAAACGCTAGTTGCTGATTTGTGGTCTGATTTAAAAAAAGTACAAGATGTTGCAGTTCAAGATTATTGTAATAAATACAATGTAAAAATGAATTTTTGGGAAGTTATGAATTGCATACGATATGGCAAAGGACAGCATTTTCAAGAGCATGCAGATCATGGATTTTCATATAGTGCAACAGTGTCTTTAGTAGCATATATAAATGATGATTATGAAGGCGGTAATTTGTTTTTTCCTAAAATTGGCTTAGACATTAAGCCAAAAGCTGGAGACCTATATATTTTCCCATCTACCTATTTGTTTTCTCATAGAGCAATGCCAGTAATTGAAGGACAAAAATTTTCTATAGTTACGATGCTTGATTATAATGATCATGCCCACAAACAAGAGTTTTTTGAAGCAAGAGCCAGATGGGTTGAAGAAGACGCAAAAACTGGCAAAAATTCTTATGCATAAAATTAAAGCCTATACTATAAGAGAAGGCTACGGAGAAGTTACGCCTCTTTCTATTAAAAGAGAGTGGATGGATAATACTTATGATGCACATGCATACAAGTGTTTTCCAGTAGGCCTTACAAATCAATTAGGATGGGGAATATCTTTTCCAGAAGATATATCTTTTATATGGGATGGTATTTGCGATAGTACTCCAGATCATGTGAAAATTTTATCTGGAGAAAAATATGCTTATTCTGGAAGAGCTAATGGAACAATAAGTTTTAATACAGGCTTAATGTTTGTTACAGATGAAAATACAAGTCTTTTATCTATGCCTGTCCCAAATTTATTTTTTGAAGGTGCTGTTCCATTTACAACTTTAGTAAGTACATCATTTTTCCCTGGGGAATTGCCGTGTGCTTGGATGATAACAAAAGCAAATGAAATTATAACAATTAAAGCGGGGACTCCAATAATTGCAATATTACCTATAGATCTAGAAGGACTTCAAAACTCAGAAATTAACTTTGAGCCTATGTCATCGGCACCTCAGCAAAAATTTGATTCAACTGAATATTCAAATGTTGTTTATAATCTTAATAGATCAGCTACTTGGTCTAATTTTTATAGAGATGCAGTAGATCATTTAAAAAACAGTATAGGGAAACATCAAATTAAAGCAATAAGACTAAAGGTAAATAATGAAAACAATACAAGTTTATAAAACAGGCGGTCCAGAAACAATTTTATCCCCACTTGAAACAGATAGAGAGTGGATGCATGAAAATAAATATGGCTATAATTGTTTTCCAATAACTCTTCCAAACAAAATGGGTTGGGCAATATCTTTTCCAAAAGATATATCTTTTATTTGGCATGGTAGCAATAAGCAAGGTCCCGATGGTGATATAGAAATTTTATCTGGAGAAGAACATTGTTATTTTGAAAGAGGCGGTGGAGTTATTGGATTTCCCACTAATCTAGTTTTTAAAACAGAAGAAGACTTAAGCATAGTAACAATGCCAGTTCCAAATCAATTTATAGATGGAGCTCAATGTTTTACATCAATTTTATCAAGTTCATTTTACACTGGAGCACTACATGTAGTTTGGAAAGTAACTTCTCCTAACAAAATTATAACAATAAAGGCTGGCACCCCTGTTGCAGCCGTATTGCCAATTTCACTAAAAGAGATAAATAATATAAAGGCAGTTATTTCAGAAGAATCAATTTCAGATACGGTTCATGATGGAGATTACGTTGATGCCATGACCAAATATGGAATGGATAATATGAGAACTTCAGATTGGTATAAAAAAGGAATAGATCATAAAGGTAATATAGTAGGAAAACATGAAATAACAAGCTTTAAATTTGAAGTAGAAGAAAGAAAATGATTATATGGTAAAATTAGATAAACAGCACTTTTTATGTATTATGAAGAGGAAATAAATGAAACCGTCAAATGCTTGGTCACATGAACCACCAAAGTCTATAACTCCATCTGGATTTTTTGGAAACTCAATAGATAACATTGTTGAAATAAAAGATTTTTTAAGTTTAGATGAACGCAAGCGTCTAATGGACTTTGCTCTGAATAATAAAATTTGGGATATAACTGAAACTCACAGAGATGCAGATGGATTAGTTTTGTATGATCACACTGTTTGGGAAGACAGAGTATGCACTTATAATTCTTTAATGGCTTCAGATCCTTCTATATTAGATTTGATTTATAGCATGATTAATAGATTAAAAATAGAAGTAGATGCATTTTTTAATGTTGATGCAAAAGAAACTGGACCTGCAATTGTTAGATGGCCCATTGGAGCTCGTCAGGAACCACACGCAGATAAAGAATTTCATTCTGGCCCAGAAAAAGGAAGAGCAAATGACTTCCCTTGGTATGACCTAGCTGGACTATTTTATTTTAATGATGATTATGAAGGTGGAGAATTATATTTTCCACAGCATGGAATTGAATTTCAGCCAGTTGCAGGAGCAGCATATTTTTTCCCAGGTGATATGTATTATACACACGGTGTCCGCCCAGTAAAATCTGGAAATAGATTTACATCGCCATTTTTTTGGACGATAAATAAACATACAGGAGAAAAACAGCCATGAGTGAATTAAGCTATATAGAACTTTATCCAAAAATTGATGTATACAGAAATGTATTAGAAGATCCAGAAGCTTTATATAAAACTATGAATAAATCTGAAAAAACTTCTGAAGGCAAATATTTTTTAAAGACTTGGGATCCATGGGCACATTTTGGAACTTACACACAAAAAAAAGATATAAGAGAAGTTGCTGATGATGTTTTGTCACATGAAATGTTTATTGAAGAAAAAAAGTTTGTTGAAGATGTAGAGTCTGCATATAATAAAGTTATTTTAGATTATGTTGAAAGACATAAAATTAACCTTCCAGAAGGGTGGAGATTTAGCGGAGCTTCATATTCTAAATATAATGCAGGAATAAATAATTTAAATAATAATTTAACAATGCAATATCATACAGATCATATTACATCACAAAGAGATATGCCTGGAGATAAATTTTTTATAACCTGTACAATGTATATAAATGATGATTATGATGGTGGAGATATTGAATTTTATATTGATGGGACAATAATTAATCATAAGCCTAAGCCTGGAGACATATTGGTATTTCCATCTACTCAACCATATTATCATGGTGTTAAAACAATTAACACAAATGAAAAGTTTTTTGTTAGAAACTTTATTATGACTCCTCACAATGGAACAGAAGAATGGCTTGCAAACCAAAGAAAATTTGGTGCTTACAGATGGGCAAAAATGGAACAAGAAAGAATAGACAATGAGGATAAAAGAAATATGCTTTATTTTAATGATGGCGTATTAGTTTCTTACGAAGATCATATTAAAAAACAATTTGGTAGCGAAGAAAAATTACATGACCAGTATCCAAAGGAGATGATGTAACATGGAAAGAGATATGATTATAACAAGACATAAGTCAGATATTGTAACTTATGAAAACTTTCTTACTCCAGAAGAATGCAAATCTGTAATTGAAGTTTTAGCAATTAAAATGGAAAAAGAAGAATTAAAATGGATGCCAATTTCTTTTTATGAGTCTTATTCTTCTGGTATGCCAGAAGTAAATGACCCAGATACAATTGCATGCGGATTACCAGGAGATTTTTTTCAAGTATTGAGACAGCGAGTCATTGATGCAACAGCAGATATGGCAGGTAAAAATCCTGAGCAGATGTCGCAAATAAGCTGGCACTCTCAAAGATGGGCACCTGGAGCATTTGCTAATATGCACTCAGATAATACAGACAATGAAGGAAAATCTGGTGCATTTACTAGAAGTAGATATGCAACATTTATTTATTTAAATGATGACTTTGAAGATGGCATATTAAACTTTAAACATGGTCTCACCATTGTGCCAAAAACTGGGTTAATGGCAACATTTGCTGGTGGATTTGAAAATACTCATGAAGTTACAACAGTCAAGAAAAATATTAGATATACGCTGGGATCTTTTTGGGATGATAGAGAAGAGTCAGATTATCCACAAGAAATAAGAGATGCTTGGGCCACAGAGCTTGCAGAAGTTAGAGCTCATCAAAAAATAGAAGCTGTTGAGTGGGAAGAAATTCGTAATAAAGGATTAAGAATAACTAATGCTGGAGAAACTTATCCAGCTTCAGAAGTGGAGAACTAGTATGGAAAATAATATTGAATTTAAACAATTTCAAATGTTTGACCTAAAACCACTTTCAAATGATATCTGGTATTGGGAAAATGTACTAAGTTTTCCAGAAGACCTAAAAAAATTTATTGATACTATAGATGATGAACCAGAATCTTATTCAAGAATATCAAAATGGGAAAATTGGACGGCAAGCAATGATAGTAGTCTTGTATATGGCAAAACAAAAGTTATCAACAAAGATAATTTAAAAATTTCTACTGGGTCAGACTCTATAGATAAAAGAACATTATACATTGCTAATAGTATTTTAATGGCATTTGAAATGTGCACAGAAAGATATTTAGCTATACGTAATTTAGATAAAAATAATTATAATTTAAATCTTGATAGAATTACTATTAAAGCATGGAATGAAGGACAGTCCATGGGCCCACATTTTGATGGTCAAGATGGAAATAAAGATTTGGCATTTTCTTTGGTTGCATATATTAATGATGACTATGAAGGCGGAGAAATTAGCTTTCCAAATCATAATATTACTATTAAGCCAAAGGCTGGAAGTTTAATAATGTTCCCATCGCAAGAGCCATATATTCATGAAGTAAAACCAATTACATCTGGTACTAGATATATGAGCCCTGCACACGTATATATTAAGTAGATCGGTGGTATAATAAAAAAATGACTAACACAGGTATAAATAACTGGCGTTTCCCAGACTATACAGACACCCCAGACGTCCCCAGAGACCTTGGAAACCTTGGTACTGACATAGCCGCATACATAGCCTCTCATCCAGGCCCACAGGGTCCTTCAGGCACCTTATCCGTAGGTACTGTAACTACTGTTAGCGCATCTACTCCAGCATCAGTTGTTAATGTTGGGACATCTTCTAATGCTATATTAAACTTAACATTACCTAGAGGAATAGATGGAATTATTGGTGGCCCAGGCCCATCAAATGTTTTAGAGATTGGCACCGTTACTAGTGGAGTTACTCCAAATGCTACCATAACTGGAACAAGCCCAACACAAACATTAAATTTAGTTTTACCACAAGGTCCTCAAGGAGTGCAGGGTCCGCAGGGTCCGCAAGGCCCAACAACAGTAGCCGTTGGAACTACAACAACAGGTGCTGCTGGAACAAATGCTTCAGTAACAAATACTGGAACAGCAACAAATGCTGTGTTTGCATTTACAATTCCAAGAGGCGCAACTGGAGCAACTGGCGCACAGGGAATACAAGGCATACCTGGTTCTAGCGCAACAATTGATCCAATTCCAACTACAATAAGTTTAAATATACCAATTTCATCTGGCTATGGAGTAAACTCTAATTGGTATCCATTTGCAAACAATTTGTATTCAATTGGTCAGCCAATTGATGCTGGCTCAGGAGTTACATCAAACAGATTTTGGAAAACAATATATTCTAACACTGGAACTATAAATACTTCTGATCAAAGATTAAAAACGGATGTATCTGTATCTACACTCGGCCTTAATTTTATAAATGATTTAAATCCAGTAAGCTATAAGTTTATTGAAGGTGGCAAAGAAATAGTTGACGGCGATCTAGTTTCTATTCCTGGATCAAGAACTCATTATGGACTTATTGCACAAGAAGTAAAAGAAGTTTTAGACGCATCTGGAGTATCTGACTTTGCTGGTTGGGTAAAGATGGACATGTCAGTAGAAGATTCAATGCAAGGACTTAGATATGATCAGTTTATTGCTCCACTTATTAAAGCAGTACAAGAGCTTACAGCGAGAGTTAAAGCCCTAGAAGAGCAGTAAGACATGTCATATAAATATACTGTCTTAAAAGATAATCCACTTTCATTTTTTTTACTAGATGAAGTTCGTTCTGGTGCTGCTGGCGTATACAGTAATTTAACATCATTATTTTCAACATACGCAGATTTAAGAGATAATGGGATTTCATATGCAGCAGTAAGTGGTCTGCCAATAAAAGATTATTCTGGTAATGCAATGGAAGGATATGCAATTGATGCTTCTGCCATGGAAGTATTGCCCATAGTTGGAGCGGGTATTAGAGGAACAGAAATTAATGAAAATATAGACCTGTCTTTAAAAGCTTTAGGAATTGCTACTTCTAAAAATCCAGATAGCCCATTTGCATTTGAGATATGGTTTAGCCCAGATATATCTGATTCAGAAGAATATTTAATACTTGGAGACGCAACAAATAAAATAGGACTATTTTATAATAATGAAAATGTAATATTTAAATGTACAGAACAAGAAAAAATATTTTACAAAGTAACTAAAAATCAAGTTATGCATATAGTAGGTACATTTTCTAAAGACAAAATTTCATTATACATAAATGGAGTCCTTGTTTCTGAAAAATTAATCACTTCAGGATTTAAATTTATCAATGAGTCACTTGCAATAAAAATTGGTCCAGCTAATACTGGTAAAAAATTTATAGTAGATTCTGCAGCAATTTATAATTATGAAATTGAAAATACAAAAATTTTATCTCATTATATGGTTGGATATAAAGAAACAAAATACTCACAAATTGTTTATTCTAAAGATGGCACATTATTCTCATTAAATTCTGTGTTTATAAAACCAGATGTATCCTACAGATATCCTGGATTAAAATCTTTAGATTCTATAGTTTCGGGAGATGCATACTATAATCCAACCTATAAAAGAATAGAGTTTGCACAAACAATATTACCAGAAACAAAAACTTTTATATTTGAAGAAAGGCTTTATGTTCCTAATCCAGAAACAATTGTTTCTTCTAGAATATCTTATGGCCAAGATGTAGAAAATATATTAGTAGAAGCTAAAGTTCCAGGACAAGAATGGAAGGCATGCAAAAATAATTCTGTTTTACCATACTACAACAAAAATGAAAATTTAATTGGGCCAATATTAGATATTCGTGTGACAATGACGACGCTTGATTCTTCTTCTGATTTGCCTTATTTTGATAAGCTAGAAATTGATTTATATTCTAACAAAGACTTTTATTCTGACAGTGGTGGAGGAAAAGTATATTCGGACTATGACTATTCACTTGGATATTACAATTACCCAGTAAGAATGCAAAATAAATATAATGGTCTTTCCATGATTTCAGGACATGGATTCTCTGTAGATCTTGCAATACAGCCAAGAACCATTGAAATGTTTTTTACCCCAAGAGAAGGAAAAAATGTTTTATTCTCATCAAATGCTGCATCCTTTAAATGGACTAATGCGGGGGCAATAACAAAAAATGGAATTAGCGCAATATACGTTAATGGTATAAATAGAACTGCATCTACAAATATATCTGAATTCCTTTTAAGTGGAGTTTCACACCATATACTAATAGTCTTAAGCGCAGTTGCTACAAGCATTAAATTTAATCAGAGTCAAAACGGATCAGAATATGGTGGATCTAATACCTATAGCAATTTAGCATTCTATGAGACTCCATTTACCGCTTCACAAGCCTTAAAGAATTATAATCTATATTGCTCAGATAATTCATTTACAGTGCAGGACCCAGGTATAAATTTTTCAGAAAGTGCTAATGGTCAAGACAATACAGCCTACTTCATCAGATCTTTTGACGTATAGCCTACAATATATTAAAAATATTGTCACAGACTAGTACAGAAGATGGACTTTTGCTAGGAATAATGGTAAACTGGGTTACATATGGAAATCTTAAATCAAAAAAGCCAAATTATTGAAGAGACACGCCTAGGCATATACGTATGGGAAATGCCAGATGGCCGATGGATCGGTGACGATGATGGCAATTTTCTTTCTATAACATCTACAAAAGGCAACAGATCTAAAATTGCCGCACTTGCAGATGCTGTTAGACATTATGGCATTAGCGAAGGCCAACCTAAATTTCTTTCAGGTAAAAGAAAAATTGATGATGAAGAATTTGAACATCAAAACCAAAGACTTAAATGGGGACTTACTCCAGATCCACTTGATATTGGAGAATATAAAGACTCAGTCTTAAGAGGGGGAGCAGTAAAATGACACAATTTTTAGAAGATGGACCAGAAGATACATACGAGGTATCTGTTAAAAATAGCTCAGACCTATTTTCATTTAAGAAAGAAAAAGAACACGTAGACCCATTTGCTATTGGTATAGATGACCTTAAGAAGGTAAGAGGCCTAGGCACAAATTTTAAGAGAAAAATAAATAGAGATTTTGCAAAATCATTTACTGGTAAAGATGGAGCAGGTACACAACAGAATCTATTACAGTCAGCAGTTACTGGATATGCAATGTTTGACCTTGTTCAACCAGTATATAATTTAGAATACCTTTCTCAAATATATGAAGTTTCAACATACAACTATGCAGCCATTAATGCTAAGGTAGCAAACATTGTTGGTCTTGGATACTCCTTTATGGAAACAAGAAAAACAAACGATGCAATTGATGCAATAACAGATGACAAGCAGTTAGATAGAGCACGTAGAAAGCTTAATAAGTTAAAGCAGGATCTTCAAGATTGGTTAGATGCAACAAATGATGAAGATACATTTACTGAAACATTAATAAAAGTATATACAGACCTAGAAGCAACTGGTAATGGCTACTTAGAGGTAGGTAGAACTACAGGCGGAGACATTGGATATATTGGACATATCCCAGCAAAAACTATGCGTGTAAGAAGACTTAGAGATGGATTTATGCAATTGCTTTATGGCAAGGCTGTATTCTTCAGAAATTTTGGAGATACAGAAACCATTAATCCAATTGGTGATTCAGAAGATAGACCAAATGAAATCATTCATTTAAAGAAATATACTCCAATGAATAATTATTATGGTATCCCAGATATCGTAGCAGCACAGATGTCGCTTGCTGGAAATGAATTTGCTGGCAGATATAACCTAGATTACTTTGAAAATAAAGCGGTTCCAAGATATATTATTACGGTTAAAGGAGCAAAGCTTTCTCCAGAGTCAGAAAGAAAATTGCTTGAATTCTTCCAGGTTGGATTAAAGGGAAAGAATCACAGATCACTATATATCCCTCTACCAGCCGACACTCAAGATAATAAGGTTGAATTTAAAATGGAGCCAGTTGAAGCTGGTGCTCAAGAGTCTTCATTTAATATTTATAGACAATCAAATAGAGATGAAATTCTATTGGCACACAGAGTTCCAATTAATAAAATTGGTGTCCCAGAAGGTGTATCTTTGGCAAATGCTAGAGATGCAGATAAAACATTTAAAGAGCAGGTTTGCCGACCAGCTCAAATGAGACTTGAAAAAAGAATTAATTCAATAATTGAAGAAAAGACAGATGCATTAAAAATTAAATTTGAAGAGTTGACTTTAACTGACGAAGACACCCAAAGTCAAATAGATGAAAGATATTTAAGAATGCAGGTTATTACTCCGAATGAAGTTAGAATTAGAAAAGGAATGATTCCTGTTGACGGCGGAGATGAAATGGTTGAATTAAAGCCACAGCAAGCTGCTGATCAAAAAGCAACTGCTGGTAAAACTAGGGCCAGGGATTCAGAAAGATCTGCTGCATCTTCCGATAAAGTCGGAGAAGGCAGAAATGCAAAAGGTGATGGAAAAAAGGTTGACTAAACCTAATCAACTGCTATTTGCATTATAGTAGATAAACCATTAAAATTAAGCATATGAACATTGAAAAAGCCCAGTGGTCCACCGACGGCCAAAACATTCATTTAGCTGTCCCATTCACAAAGGTGAATAGGGAGAATAGAACTGTTTCTGGATTTGCTACACTAGATAACGTAGATCAAACAGGCGATGTTGTAACAGCAGAAGCAAGCATGAAAGCATTTGAAAGTTTTAGAGGCAATCTTAGAGAAATGCATCAGCCACTAGCTGTAGGTAAAGTAGTTTCTTTTAAACCAGAAACATACTACGATCAAAAGTCAAAAGAGTTTTATAATGGAGTGTATGTTACATCATACATCTCAAAGGGTGCACAAGATACATGGGAAAAAGTTCTTGACGGAACACTTTCAGGTTTCTCAATTGGTGGAAAGATTAAAGAGTCAGACAACGAAATGAATAAGTCAACAGGAGAGACTGTAAGATTTATTAAGGATTACGATCTAATAGAATTATCAATTGTTGATTCACCAGCAAATGAAATGTGCAACATCATATCAATTGAAAAGATGAACGGTCAACTTGTATTTAAAGGAATGGCTGCAGATGTAGTTACAGAAAATATTTTTTATTGTGAAGAAAGCGACTCTGTTTTTATCTCGACAGACAAAACATATGCTTCTCCAGTTACTGGAAAAGAAGCTACGCTTATTGGCTGGGTTGAAAGCTCAGACATAAACAAATCAAAAGAGATAGATAAGATTCTTGCTTCATTCAAGAAGTCAAGAGTTCCGTTGCCTGGAATACAAACAATAGCAAAACAGGTAAACGTACAAGGAGGTAATGAAGTGGAAAAACTAAACGTAACAGCTGAAGATTCAGCAGTAGTAACTGCAGAAACAGCAATCGTTGAAGAGACCGTAGTTGCATCTGATGCACCTGCAGTCGAAGATGCACCAAACGCTGATAACTCAGTGGAAGATGCAGACTCTGCTTCTGTAGATGTCTTTAAGTCAGTTGATGCTCCTCAAGCAGAAGCTGCAGTTGAAGAACCTGATTTTGCAAAAATGTTAGTAGACCTAAAGGGATTCTTTGCAGATACTCTTAGCAAGGCTACAGAGGCAAATGCAGTACAGGTTTCAGAAATCAAAGAAACTGTAGAGACTTTTAGCAAGAGCGTAAATGCTCAAATTACAGAGTTAGCAGAAAAGCACAGTGCACTTAGTGCCGCTGTCACAGAAATAAAGGGCACCATTGATGGTGTTCAAAAGCGTGTAGATGCCGTAGAAGGCGATACAGCAATCAAGAAGTCCTCAGACCTTGGCGGGTCTGTTGCACCAGCAGTAAACAAATCAAAATGGAACGGTTCTTTCCTCGGTTCCGTAAACGAAATATTTAACTAGGGTAGGTGAATTATATGAGCAATGAAACATTAGAAAAAGCAATCGCAGCAGGCACAACAGCCTCAACTGGTTTTGCATCAACAGCAGGTGGAGCAGGAGTACACACAGCGTCTGAAAACGGCAACGGTGGTCTTCTAAATCCAGAACAATCAGCTCGCTTCCTAGACTATATGTTCGATTCAACCGTAATTGGAAAAGTCGCACGTACAGTTCGAATGAAGTCAGACACAACAGAGATTGATCGTATGTCAGTAGGAGAAAAGCTTGTTAAGCTTGCATCCGAAGGAGACAACACAGGTGTTAACTCAGCTGTAACTTTCTCAAAGATCTCTCTAACAACAAAGAAGCTTCGCATGGATTGGGAACTTTCAACTGAGTCTCTAGAAGACAATATTGAAGGTGCCGATCTTGAAGATCACATTGCACGTTTGATGGCAACACAAGCAGGAAATGACATCGAAGATGTTATTCTTAACGGTGATGAGTCACTTTCAAGCGATGCACTATACAAGTCATTTAATGGTGTTGTAAAGAAGGCTAAGACCTCTGGTCGTGTAGTCGATGCAGCAGGTGCGGGAATTTCCCGTGCTGTATTTAACTCAGCGCTAAAGGCTCTTCCACGTAAGTACAAGCAACGTCGTACAGACCTTCGCTTCCTTGCAGGATCAAACTTGATCCAAGATTACTTATACTCAAACTCACAGAACATCCAGAATGTTACTCCACAAGATATTGCCTCTGGCATTATCCGTGGTGATGTTCCTGTTCTAGGAG